ACGCACAAAAACGAATTGATTTCAGTAGTATCAGAGTCATTTCCTCATTTGAAACGTGGTGCGATGAGGGACTTCTTAAATATTATGGAAGTTCACAAATATTTCAAACCGGATAAATGGAATAAAACAGATTATACATACATATTCGAAACAGGTTCACGGATAGAGTTCTTCAGTGCAGACCAACCCGGAAAGGTAAGGGGACCACGAAGGGATATTCTATTTATTAACGAAGCAAACAATATATCTTACGAAACATACACGCAATTAGAGGTTCGTACAAATAAAATAATATGGCTGGATTGGAATCCGGTAGCAGAGTTCTGGTTCTACGAAGAAGTAAAAAATAAAGAGGGTGTGGATTTCTTAATTCTTACTTATAGGGACAATGAAGCATTAGACAAAAACATTGTCCATGCTATTGAAAGCCGTAAAGGAAACAAGAACTGGTGGAGGGTGTACGGGCTGGGACTTTTAGGAGAAGCAGAAGGAAGGATATATACAGGCTGGAAAACGGTTAACTCCATTCCCCACGAGGCAAGGCTGGAACGATATGGACTGGACTTTGGATATTCGAATGATCCAACAGCAATCCTTGCAATTTATTATTATAACGGTGGATATATACTAGATGAGATTACTTACCAGAAAGGGTTGTCAAATCGCCAAATAGCTGATATTTTGCTTAACAAGGATGGTGGTTTGGTGATAGCGGATAGCGCAGAGCCTAAGAGTATAGATGAAATAGCAAGTTACGGAGTAAGTATAATCGGTTCACGAAAAGGCAAAGATTCGGTTTTACAAGGAATACAATATGTTCAAGAGCAACGTATAAGTGTAACCAAACGCTCACTTAACTTATTAAAAGAATATAGAAACTATTTATGGTTAACAGATAAAGAAGGTAAGATAATAAACGAACCATCCCCTATTTTTAATCATTTAATGGATGCATTAAGATATGGAATGGAGAGTCTTAGGCCCAGAGATGATGACACTGAATTGCCTGATGATACCAAAATGTTTGATAAAGGATTCTATTGATGAAATACGAACTTTCTATCAAAAAACACAATATTCAGCCACACATTGATATTGAAAGAGATATTAAAAAGAGAAGGAATGGACTCTTCACTTTTACATTGAGGATAAATAGTGGTAATATAGTTGATTATAACCTGACCGAATATGTTAATGCCCGACAAAAGTATTTCGGAGTTAAACGAGTTGTTGTCACCCAACATTCCACTACATATAATTATAGAAAACGAAGTTAACCAAACACCTTATGGAACAATAACTTTCACCATGCAGTTAAAAGATGGACAGGTAATTGTGGATACACTTAATATAGTTAAAAATCGTCGTTTGAGATATAATGTTAAATGATTTGACAATCACTTGACGAGAATGTTAAAATAAGAAACTAGCCAGATACAGCTATTTAGCGGGGTTTATGGCGCACTAAAGGTGCGTCTTTTTTTTATGGCAAAAATAAAAGATACAATACTAGACAGGCAAGGTGTTTCTTCTCAGCATCTTGCTAGCAAGAGAGAGCTTTGGGATAATGCGGAAAAGTTATTCCACAATCAGTTGAATGATGCGGTGTCTGCTGGAACTAAATCACAAGTGTTTGATCCCAAGCTATCAACCTTAACACTCGAGAGGGGATATAGAGTAATGGCACAACTTCCCACCGGGAAAGTAAAAGGTATCTCCAAGAACGATATAGGCGCTTCACAGTTGATGAATTTAATCCTTGATAAGTATGTTATTCCTAATGCCAACGCTCAATTTGATTTTTTAACTAAACTCCGAATGGCTGATATTTATTCTAATGTATATGGGAACTTTTTTGCTTTAATAGATTGGGATGTGCGTAAAAATGGATACATAGGACCTGATATGTGGCTTCTAAATATTAGGGATGTGTTCCCTCAAGTTGGTGCGGTTTCATTAAATGATTCTGATTATGTAATAGTAAGAACATGGAAACCCCTTTCATACTTTGAGGGATTAAAAGAACAAAACGGGTTCAAAAACATAAATAAAATAGTTACCAAACTAAAAGACAAAGCTGGTTCAAAGGCAACCAGACCCTCTAAGGCCAAATCTGAAAGGGAACTTTCTCAATACCCGGAAGAAGTTGCTGCTAAAAAGGCTGGTTACTATGAGGTTTTAACACAATTTGAAAGAGATAGGTGGGTAGATGTGTGTGTAGATGCTGATATGGAGTTTAGAGATATTGCCAATCCTCACGAAAATGGTGAGCTTCCAGTAGCCTGCAAATACTCTATTCCTTTGTTGGATGACTTTATGGGAATGGGCGACTTTGAAAGAGGTGGCTCAATGCAAATGGCTGTTAACTCGGTTTGGAATCTTTATCTGGATGCAGTTAAAATGTCTATTTTTCCCCCGATTATTATCAATAAGGATAATGTAGCCTCTCTAAGTTCATTCAAATGGGGTGCGGCAGAGAAATGGCTAGCAAGGGGGCAAATACAAAATGTAGCCAAAACCATAGAACTTTCACCGCAAGGAATAAATCAGTTTAACAACACATACCAAGTGGCTAATGCGGCAATTCTTAACTTGTTTGGAACTTCGGATACAACCACGACCCAACAGACCGACCCTGGTATGGGTAAAACACCCAGGGCTTTATCAATGCAGAAAGAGAGGGAGAATACTAGAGATAATGCTGACAGATTCTATATGGAGAGATTTCTCAAGCAAATAATGACCAAAATGGTTAACCTTATTTCTAAGAAACAACCCAAGGCCATTGTAATGAGATTGTTTGATGAAGATATTGCAGAAATAGAGAGAAGCTATCCTGAGATTAGAGATTTATACGATGAAAAGACGGGTAAAGTAACCATTGGAAAATCAAAGACTGGTTCTATTTTGTATGATTATGAGATAGTTTCAGGATCAACCTATGCGATTGACCAGAAATCACAGCAAGATAATCTTACAATGTTAATGCAACTATTCCTTCAATCCCAAACTCCCCAAGGAAATCTACTGGAACAGAAACTAAAAGAGGAAGGATTTAATCTCAAGTTCGGTGAGATATTCAAGAGAGTGGTTTCAAACTCTGGTATTCAGGATTGGGATAAGATACTGGAAGAAATGACTGAGGAAGAAAAGGCTGATAACATATTAGAATCAGATCAACAGAAGTTTATGAATATTCTACAACAGGCTCAACAGGGGCAGGGAAACATGAATCAAGTGCCACCCGAACAATCAATGCAACAAGGACAACCAACAGAACCGCCAGTAGGACAAGGAATATAGAATGAAACAAGCAATAAAACCAGATTTTTTTGTATCCAACATGCCCTCAATTAAGAAGGACGAGGACGCAAAGAAGAAAGGAGCAACAGTAGAAGAAAGACACCTATATGCACTTTCCAGAACGGCGGGATGGAGGGTTTTGAGGGAATTTGCAGAGAATATGTTGGGAGATTTAGAGAACCTTAACAAAGTAGCCATGGATCAAGGAATGAGTTTTGAGGAGATAGGCAGGAATTCAGTTGTGATTACTCAAACCAAAGATATGATTAAAAGGATTCTCAATAAAGTTGAAGATGCGGTAGAGGCTTGTGAGAAACCAGATGAAAAAGAAAAATGAGGAAAAAGCAACCGAAATACTTGACTTTACCAATCCAAGTTTTGTCTTTCGCCCAAACGAACATCATGAGTGGAGGCAAAAAGGTCCATACTTGGTGTGTAAGAGTTGTGAATTGGAACACGCAACTTATATCGGGATGGATAAAGTTATGGTTGGGTTGGATAAAAAGGGGATACCAATACTTAAAAACCGTTAAGGGTTGAGGGGTATATATCATGGGTTTATGGTTTATACCACCTGAGCCTTTAAAGCTCAAAGTGTAAGCTCGTGCCGACACTATAATCTCGTGCATGGTTGGGAGGAGGTGAACAACATGGATAAAAACAAAAAGGCGTTAAACGAAAAGGATGAGATGGAAAACATCCCTGATACCACGCCAGTAGCAGAAGAAAAACAACCTGAGGAAGTTGCAGAACCTGAAGTAGACACTGAACCGACGGGGGAAGTGGAAACCAAAGAAGAAGTAACTGAAACAGAGCCCAGAAAGGGTTACTCTAAAAGGGTTAGGGAGCTTAATGCTAAAGCTAAGGCAGAGGCGAAAGCCAGAGCGGAAGCAGAGGCAAAAGCTCAATCATTAGCGGAAAAGGTAGCAGAACTTACAAGTTCAGTAGAACCGCAGGCTGGTTATCAGCCACAACCACTGCCACCTGAGCAACCGTTAGTAGCACCTGGGGAGGAGATAGACGCTCTTGAACTGGATCGTAGATTGAAGGTAAGAGAGGCAAATCAAATCCGAAGAACCGATGCTTTAATAAAGCTGAGGGGAAAACAACAGGATGCTATTAGCAGAATTACTCAAGAATCTAATGAAGTAGTCAGGAAGTATCCTGAACTTGATCCTGAGAGTGATACTTTTAACAAAGACCTTTCTGAAACTGTTACCGAGGCGGTGGAGGCTTATATAAAAGCCGATCCGTACAACGCATCAGTTAAGAAATTTGTGGCTAAACTGATGAAACCTTATAAACAGGCGGTAACAAAAGAAGTTGGTAAGGTTACGGAGGATATAGCAAAGCAGTCTTCGCAATCCGCTCTAAAACCAACTTCTGTCCGCAAAGGTGAGAAATCGGCAGAGGACAAGACAATCGAAGAACTAGAGAAAGAGTTGGGAATAGTTCAAGGTTAAAGCCTCTACCTAAGTCTTTGCTTAGAAGGAGGTGATAAAAACATGGCAGTAGTCGGAGGTGGAATAAGTGGCTCAGCAAACGCCAACATTACCACAGGGGCACATATATCAGCCGAAGTATCGACCTATTACGAAAAGGTCTTTCTGGCTCGTGCAGAGTATGAGAGGATTCTTGAGGAAGGTGCTCAAAAGAGGACACATCCAGTAAATGAAGGCCGAACGGTTAATTTTACTAGATATGAGCCATTGACTTTGATAACCGATCCTCTTGGAGAGGCATCAAACCCTGTAACTTGTGCTATTACAGCTTGCACCATATCTATGACTTTGTCAGAATATGGTCTTACTGTTAATACTTCTAAATTGCTTACATTGGTTTCAATCGACAGCAATTTGAAGGAGAAGATCGAGTTAGTAGGTCAGAACATGGGTGAAACCCTTAACAGGCTCACCAGAGCAGAACTGCAAAATGGTACTTCCTATTATGGAAATGATCATTCTGTGACTACTATCGCAGCAGGTGATACGCTCGATGCTTGCGATATTAGGATGATTGTTAGGGATTTGGAGCTGAATAAGGCAATGAAGTATAAAGACGGTTTTTACATTGGTAAAACCGACCCATACTCCAAGATAAACCTGATGGCAGATACAGCTTGGCTCAATGCTAAGACGTATTCTGATGTGAAGGATTTATATAGGGGTGAAATGGGAGAGTTGCTTGGTGTTAGGTGGCTTTTGAATAAGGACGTTTCGTCTGGAACAGAGGCAACATCAGTAGCAGCATCCGCAGTTGTAAGGTTCTATACTTACGTACACGGAGATAATGCTTTCGGAGTCTATGATTTAGCTCAGGACAAACCCAAGCTCTATATATTACCCAACGTGGTTGACTCTAACTCACCAGCAGGGAGAATTTCTATAATCTCTTGGGCAGGGAGTTATGCGACCAAGATTCTTAACTCAGATTGGGTTATGACTTGTCGTTTCACGGCAACCTAAGTCGTGAGAGTTGTTTCGGCTCTTTTCATTTCTGTGAAGGAGCCGAACACAGAAATAACAACTTATATGGATGAAGGACGCATAGCAGACATAAAAGAATTAGAGAAAGCTCGTAAAACCGCACCTGATAAAGAAACATTACATAATATCAGGAAGGTTGAGAGGACTATTCGTGAGGAACAACACGATGGATATTTGAGGGATGCAAGGAAATCTTTAGTAAGAGAAGCTAGGAGAAACAGAAAAGGAAACGTAAGAGATATACAGGAGAGATTGGCCAAAAAGAGGGATAAAAATATGGGAATAGGAAGAACATTCTTTTTCTTTGATAAATTACCATGGCAGATGTAGCATTTAGAACAAAATCGGAATCAACTAAACCTGAAAGAGTTGGGGAAGGTAAAACACCGCCCACACAATCAGTTACGAACGTGGAAGTTCCATATATGGATTATGAAGCCGACAAGGGGCATCCATACACAGTAGATTACTTTAAATTAGGTAAATACTGGGATGAGGGAATGGGTGGATTTGAAAAGGAAGTTAATATAATCGAAGGCTATATACAGAAGAAAATAAAATCTGGTGAATGGGCAAACAACCAAGAAGCAATCAAAAAAGAATTAAAGAAAATGGAAAAACTAACAAACGTGAAGGATGAAACAAGACCAATAGTCAAAGTGGCAACTATAACCGCTCATATTAAGTTTTTACAGGAAGCAGAAGGAATTAGAAAGGATTTTGCTAAGTATGGCAATAACTAAATCAAAAAGCCAAACAAAGAGAAAGCCACAAGACGTGTATGTTAAAAGTTATGATGAAGATTTTAAC